CCCGGCAAGGGTGGCGACCGCAAGGAGCGGGCGTTCAGCTACGTGGTTCGCGCGGCCGAATCGAAGGCGATGGGCCTGCCCGTGCACGAGCCGTGGGTGCGCGACTGGCTGGCCCGGATCTGCGCCGGCCACGGCATCGGCCAAGACACCAAGGATTCGTGCTCGCAGCTCATCATGCGGTGGATGCTCGCGGCTGAGACGCCCACGGGCCCCGGTGTCCTCGACTTCGCGGCGATGCTCTTCGGCGGCTGACCCGCTACACTATCCCCGACGAGGTCACCATGGCAGCAGCCCCGCTCTCCACTCGCATCCTCCACCGCGCTCGCACCGTCCTCGACCGCATCGACTCCGTCCCCGATGCCGGGCCCGCACCCGAGCGCGGCGACGCCAACGCCGTGGGCGGAAGCGTCAGCGGCAACGCCGTGCTCAACTCCCTGTCCGGCCTGGGCGGCGCCACGGACTCGGGCGCGACGTCTCGCCCGAACACCGCCCGCGACTACCTGGGCGATGACGAGCTGGTGGCGCTGATGAGGGGCACGGTCTATCGCCGGATCGTCCAGACCTACCCCTCCGACGCGACCATGCGCGGGTGGTCGCTCATGGACGACAGCGACGAGTCCTCCCCGCTCGAGGACGCCGAGCGCCGCCTGCATGTCGTCGCCGCCGTGCGCGAGGCCGACACCTGGGCCCGCGCTCTCGGCGAGGCCCGGATCTGGCTCGTCACCGACGACCCCGCGCCGCTCGATAAGCCCCTGGACCCCGCCCGCGTGCGCAAGGTCCACGCGCTCCAGGTGCTGGACTCCCGCGAGTTCAGCGTCGCCGAGTACGAGTCGAGCCCGCGTTCCCCCGACTTCGGGATGCCCTCGCACCTGTGGGTGATGCCGCGCCGGCCGGGCGCGGTGCTCAACACGACCGACCGCGTCCACGTCTCCCGCCTGCTCCGCTTCTGGGGCCACGACCTGCCGCCGGCGGACCGCGGGACCGTGATGAGCAGCCGCGGCACATCGTCGGTCTACGCGGACGCCGTGGGCCAGGTGCTCTGGGAGTCGATCCGCAACCTCTCCCAGATCAACGCGGGCGGCGCCAAGCTCGCCCAGGAGCTGAGCCTCGCCGTCTTCAAGTTCGCGAACGGCGCGGCGCAGTCGGCCGGCGATCAACGCGCGACCTGGCTCTCGAAGGTCAGCACCGTCAACCAGATGAAGTCGCTCGTGCATAGCGTCTTCCTCGGCGTGGACGACAGCTTCGACCGGATGGGGTCGAACGCGACCGGGTTCAAGGACATCTCCGACGACGCCCGGATCATGCTCGCCCTGCTGAGCGAGATCCCCGTGGCGCGGCTGTTCGGCGAGGCCCCGGCCGGGCTCAACACCGACGGCGCGTCGTGGCAGGCCAACTGGTACGCGCGCATCGCGGCGCACCAGGAGGAGCGGTACCGCGACCCCCTGGAGTTCCTCTACCGCTGCCTCTACCACTCCGAGATCGGCGCCGAGCCGGAAGGCTGGTGGCTCAAGTTCGAGCCGCTCGGCGAGATGAGCGAGACGGAGCGTGCCCTGGCCCGCCTCACCCACACCCAGGCCGACACCATCGCGATCGCGGACGGCGTGCTAACCGCAGACCGCGTCCGGCGCTCGCGCTACGACGAGGGCGCCTTCCGGTTCGACATCCAGCCGCCGACCGACGAGGACGAGGCCGTCGACGAGGAGATGCGGGCAGCGATGGAGGCGAGCATCGCGGAGGCGATTGCGAAGCGGGGGGCAGCAGGGGCCGCCACGGTCGAGCAGCAAGGGTCGACACCGGGCGCGCCCGACACTGCACCAGGTGCCCCGGTTGTCGAGCCGCCCGCCGCGGCAGAGACCGAGGCCCTGTTGCCCGAAGAAGTAAAACCGCTCAACGGCGCGCAAATCGCCGCCGCCCAAGGCATCCTGGCGTCGGTGGTGACAGGAGACCTAAGCGAGGAGGCGGCCAGGCTTCTACTGGAAGGCATCGTGCCGCCGGGTCGGGCGCGGGACCTTGTTGCGGCGATGAAGGGGATCACCCCACCCGCCGTGGTCAAGGCGCCAGCGCAGCCAGGCGAGGCCGCGAAGTGAACCTCGCCCGCCGCCTTCACGAGACGGGCATCCGCGCATGCGCGGACGGCCAGGGCGTCCACATCGACTGGTCGCCCCTCTCCGAGCCAGCCGGGCGCCTCGCCGATGCCTGCGACGCGGCGAAGGAGGCGTGGCAGGACTTGCCGCCCTGGATTCGGGACCGGATCGGGAAGCTCGCCCTGGTGCTCGACACGCACCCAGCGGGGAGCGGGCTGCGCCAGATCCCGGTGGACCTGTGCGCTGAGGACGAATGGGTGCCGCCCCACGAGCGGTGGGAGATGACGTAGTGCCCGTCCAGCCCGCCACCGCGAACGGCCGCCCCGGCTACCGCTGGGGCCGCTCGGGCAGGGTGTTCACCTACCAGCCCGGTTCCGAGGCCAGCAGGCGAGCAGCGCACGCCCAGGCCGCCGCCCAGGGCCGCGCCACCCGTGCCGCCGAGTTGGCCCGCGAGGACGCGAGCGGAGGCCCTCGCGCCATCCGCTACCCACACACCCTCGACGAGCTGTACCAGCGCACGCTGCGCGGACGGATCCGCGCCGTCCAGCGGGCAGCGATGGGCGAGATCAACCCGATCCTGGCGAGGATGGAGAGCGCCGAGCGCCGAGCGGCGGCAGCACGCACCGACAGCCGCATCGACGACCTGCTCCACATCGAGGCCATCCTCCAGGCGACCTACGACACATGGATCACCGTCTCGACGACGGGCGCTGAGGGGCTCTACTACGTCGCGACCTCGATCGACGAGTGGGTGACCGGCGGCGTGGACCGGGCTGTGAGCCGGGTGCTCGGGATCCCCTTCGCGTCCGGCGGGCTTGCCGAGGCCCAGATCGCGGAGTGGGTGAGCACCAACGTCCAGGCGATCACCGGGCTCGGCGTGGACGCGCTCGACGACCTGCAGATGCTGGTGAGCGACACCCTGGCGACGGGGAAGCCGACCAAGGTGCTCCGCGACGAGATCATGGACCGCTGGGACGTGAGCTACTCCCAGGCCAGCTTCTACGCTCGCGACCAGACGGCCAAGGTGGTGAGCGCGGTGAACCAGCACCGGCAGACCACCCTCGGCGTGGTGGAGTACCAGTGGAGCACGTCGGGGGATGGCCGGGTCAGGCAGGAGCACGCCGCCCTTGATGGGTCGATCCAGAAGTGGGCAGAGCCGCCGGTCGCGGACCTACGCGGGACGCGCGGGCATCCGGGCGAGGTCTGGCAGTGCAGGTGCGTGGCCCAACCGGTCTTCGACGACGCCGACAAGGCCCGCCTCATCGCCGAGGCCGAGGCGCGCAAGGAGCGCGAGCTCTACATCCTCCAGGAGTCGCCGACGGTCAAGGGCGAGATCACGAACCGCTCCGGCTTCTCGGACTGGAACGCTAAGAGGTTGGCTGCCTTGAAGGCTGGCGACCCCGCGGCCGTTGGTCTGGGCCCCAGCACGACGTAGCCCGCAGGCGCCGCACGCAGCCGAGCCCGACACGTCACCTCGATGCTGGCGCGACCCGTCGCGAACCGCTTCACACGCCCGGCGTCGCCCGCGATCCGGGATTGACACGCGTCCGCTCCCGGCGTAGTCTACTATTCGTCGACCGGGATCTATAAATCGTGTCACCTCGCCGCACCGACTCCGCCGAACCTGCCGCCATCAGGCGCTACGACGAGATGTCGCCGTGGGCGCTTCGGGCACCGCGTCGGCGCGAATCGGACGGCGTTCTACTCGCTGACGGCATCGTCGCACGGGAAGGCGTCCTGACCTACCAGCTTGCGGACGGTCGCACGCGTCGCGAGCTGGTGACGGCCGACGCGCTCACCTCGATGGCCCGCACCCTCGGGCGTGCCGCCGTCACCAGGGAGCACCCGCCCGAGTTCGTGTCGCCGGACAACGTCCAGCAGTACGGCGTGGGCGACACTGACGGCCAGCCCAAGGTCATCCTGGACGAGGCGGAAGGCGGCTACGTCCAGGTCAGCATCGCGGTCCGCCGCAAGGACGCGATCGCCGACGTCGAGGGCGGCACCCGGGTCGAGCTGAGCCCCGGCTACATCGTCGAGATCGACGAGACGCCCGGCACCCACCCGCGCTGGGGCGCCTACGACGCTCGCCAAATCGCCCGCACCGCCAACCACCTGGCGCTGGTCGAGTCCGCCCGCGGCGGCCCGACCGTCCGTCTCCGCGTCGATTCCCAGGACGCGGTCGCAGTGCGCACCGACGGCAGGGCCGGCGGCGCCGAACCCACCCCACCCGAGAGGATCGCAATGAAGCCCACCCTGATCCAGCTCGCGGCGCTGTTCGGAGTCGCACGAACCGACTCCGAGGACGGCCTGCTCGCCGAGCTCCTCCCCGCCGCGAAGGCCGCCAAGAAGCGCGCCGACGAGGCGGATGCGGTTCGCGTCACCCTCGCCGCGCCCATGGCCCGTGTCACCGCCGCCGCCAACAAGGTCACCGCCCTGTCGGCCAAGCGCACGGACGCGGCCGACTTCGCGGCCTGCAAGACGGCCTGCGACGAGTGCGCCGCGGCCTGCGACGCCTGCATCGCGGAGTGCGAAAAGATGGGTGAATCGGGCGACGCCTGCAAGGCCGCCTGTGTGGCCTGCAAGGCCGCCTGTGTGGCTTGCGCAGCGGAATGCGAGAGCGCGATGGAAGCGACCACCGAGGTGGACGCCATGAAGGCCGAGGAGGTCATCAAGACCGACGCGGCCTCGCTGGTGAGCATGAAGGCACTGGCCGACAAGGTCGGCGTGAAGCCCGACGGCCTCAAGCTCGACGCGCTCCGCCTGGCCGTCGCCCGCACCGCGGTCAAGGACCTCCCCGACAACGCCAGCGCCGCCCGCATCGACGGCGTGCTCGACGTGGTCCGCGCCGCCCCGGCCGACACCCGGTACGACGGCTGGATGGGTGACCGGAAGCCGCCGGTGAAGGTGGTTGCCGACCCCAACGCGCCCAAGGTCAACGTCGACCCCTGGGCCCGTCACGATGACGCCCACAACAAGATCCACGGAGGTGCCCTGTGAGCGGCGCCAGCTTCCACATCCGCGCAGGGCAGGTCCAGAGCAGGGACGCCCAGGCGTTCATCGGCCAGGTGATCGGAAACTACCTCGCCGAGCTGCTCACCAACAAGGCGCCCGCCACCAAGCAGGTGAGCACCATCACAGTGGGCGGCGCGAACAACTCGACGCCCTACACCGTCACCATCGACGGTGAGTCGGCCAGCTACACCTCGGACGCCACCGCCACGGTCGCCGAGATCCACGCCGGCCTCATCGCCGCCATCAACGCGGCCCCGGCGGTCCGCGGCAAGATGGTGCCCAGCGGCACCAGCCCGACCCTGACCCTCACCGGCGTCTACCCGGGCATCGCCTACACCGTCAGCGTCGACGACGACAGCACGGGCGACCTCGGCGCGGTGGCGGCCACGACCGCGACCGACTCGGCGGACCCCGTCAGCTTCGGCCTCGCGATGGTCAAGACCGGGTTCATGACCGACGAAGCGGATCCCGTCGGGCACGTCGCCACGACCAGCGACTTCACGGCCCAGGTCATCACGATGACCGTGGGAACCGACGTGACGGCGAACAACGGGCTCTCGACCCTCATCCAGTTCCGCGGCCAGCGGTTCACGGTCGAGTCCGAGTTCAACGCCTCCCACGCCCAGACCCTCACCGACCACACCGCGAACATCAACACCCTGCTCGATGCCAAGTACGGCACCGGCAACGGGATCGTGGCCGCGAACAACGGTGACGACATCACGCTGACCGCCGAGAACCCGGGCGACGAGTTCGAGGCGTGGACGACGGCGACCGGCAGCGGCACCGGCGTCGTGAGCAAGGCGTACACCACCGGCCCCTCGACGGCGACGAGCTTCATGCGCGTCTTCGCGGGCGTGTCCAAGCGGCGCCACGACATCGAGGACACCACCCTCGGCGGCGATGACCCGGCCTACCCCGCCAACGTCGGGGTCGAGACGGTCTACGAAGGCGACATCTGGGTGAGCAGCGCCCAGAGCATCAGCTACGGGGACGGCGTCTACGTCAGCCTCGCCACCGCCACCAAGGGCAAGTTCTACAACGCGATCGGTACCGACTACATCTGGCTGCCCCCCGAGGTGGCCCGATGGGAACGGGACGAGCGCAGCACCGGCAGCGCCAGCATCGCGCTCCTGCGGGTCAACGCCCAGGCCGCGCGGAGGGTCTACTGATGTCCACCCTGATGTTCCACGTCGACGGCCGCGGCGAGTGCTCGCCGATGCCCAACTCCGAAGCCGTCATCCACATGATCGAGGACGCCTACCGCACGGCGCCGGTCCGCAACGACGGCAACGGCCACGAGGTCCGCGACCTCCAGGCCGTCTTCGCTGAGATGACCTGGTGGCGCCTGGACGCGCAGATGCGGCAGATGTACGGCGACCGCCGCGCTGACGCCTTCTCCGCGTCCATGGGCAACCAGGGCGCGCTCCAGCTCACCCAGCGCCTCCAGCGCGTGATGACCGAGCCTCTGCCGGCGATGACCGGCATGGGCCTGTTCAAGCGCAACACCGAGGTGAAGCCGGGTGCGCTCCAGTACATCGCCACGCGCGAGTTCGGCGCGGGCGAGGCCACCCTGGTTCGCTCGGGATCGGCGCGCAACATCGGGCGCGTCGAGGTCGGCCAGACGGAGATGGTCCGCCCCGTGAGGTACTTCGCTGTCGCCGCCGACACCGACTTCTTCCAGGGCCTGGCCGACGGCTTCTCGGGCAACGACACCTGGGGCAGGAAGCTGCGCAAGGGCCGCTCCATCCTGGACCGCACGCTCAACCGCGCGATCTGGCTGGGGCGCGAGGACGCCGACCTGTGGGGTGTCATCAACTACCCCTACATCGACAAGGCGTACTCGGCGGTGGCGATCTCCGCGGACTCGACGCCGGCCGAGATCATCGCCGAGATCAACCGCCTCGCCTACTACGCCTACGACGAGTCCGACGCCACGTTCAGCTCCAACGCCTGCGCCATGTCGCCGAAGATCATGAGCTACCTGGGGAGCACGCCGCGCAGCTCGACCACGGACACCTCGATCCTCGACTTCATCAAGGCCGCGTGCCCGCACATCAAGAGCTGGGAGACGGCCCCCGAGTTGTCCGGCGCTGGCCCCTCCGGCACCGACGGCATCCTGTTCTACCGCTCCGACGAGGAGGGGATCGAGTGGATGTCGGTCATGCCCCCGACGATGCTCCCCATCGTCCAGGAGGGACTCGGCCAGGTCGCCTACATCGTCGCCGGGTACGGCGGCGTGAAGATGGGCAACGTCGGAAACAACGTCATCTCCTGGCACGAGGTGTAGGATGAAGACCCTCCGCAACAACCGCGATGACCGGCTCGAGTTCACGATTCGGGGAGCCAAGGGCACCGAGCCCCGGCGCATCCGTCTCGGCGCCAAGTGCGACGCCAAGGTCCCGGGCGCCTACCGCCACGAGATCCAGGTGTCGGCGGACGACGAGAAGGCGCTCATGGGACTCAAGCACTTCCAGGCCCTGCTCAAGACGGCACCCGAGGCCAGCGGACCGCACCTCGAGCTCCGGTAGGCGCCGCGGATGAGCGCCGCCCTGACCACGTTCCGGGAGGCGTGGCTCGCTCCAGAGCTCGCCTCCGTCTCCGATGCCTCCGTGGAGCTGGCGGTCGCCTCCGCCGCGCTCCGCGTCGACTCGGAGACGTTCGGGGCCAGGTACACGGAGGCGCTCGCTCGCATCGCCGCCCACGATCTCACGCTTGCCGCCCGCGCCCAGGCCGTCTCGGTCGGGAGCGCGGGCGTCGGTGCCGTGACCTCCATCGGCACCGGCAACCTGTCCATCGCCTTCGGGGGCCCGCAGTCGGCGTCCCGCGCAGTCGGTGACGACTACTACCGCCAGACCCATCACGGACTGGCGTACCTCCAGATCCGCAACAGCCGAGCAGAAGCCGGCTTCGGGCTCATCTCGTGACCGTCCGCGTGACCGACGTTGACCACGGCTACGACGCACTCGTGCGCGACATGCGCAAGCTGCGGTCGTCGCGGGTCCTGGTCGGCATCCTCCAGGACAAGGGCGGCGAGACGGACGAGGACGGCGGCATCACCCTGGCCGGCTACGCCGCCGTCAACGAGTTCGGCAGCGAGGATGGGCGCGTGCCCGAGCGCAGCTTCCTGCGTAGCACGATGGACACGAACAAGGCAGCATACGCCGACGAGCTCAAGGCGGCACTCGGCAGCGCCGTCGACCGCGTCGTCAAGGGCAGCGCCGGCGACATGCTCAAGGAGATGGAACGCGGCCTGGGCAGGCTCGGGCTCAAGGCGGTCCGCGACGTCAAGGACACGATCCGCGACCTCCGCGACCCGCCCAACGCGCCGAGCACCTTGGAGCGCAAGTACCCCGGCGAGAACCCGCTCATCGACACCGGCCGCATGAGAGCCAGCATCGACCACAAGGTCGAGATGAGCGTGCGCCGATGATCCTCACGCTCACCACGATCACGCGCAAGCGGTACGCCAGCGGCTCCCGTGGCACGGATGGCCGGTGGTCCGCCACGTCCTCGACGTCGAACATCGCCGGCAGCGAGCCGCAGACGCTGTCCGCCCAGGAGCTCCAGATGCTCCCCGAGGGCGAGCGCAACGCCGACTCCCGCGTGTTCTTCACGACCGCCGACGTTCGCACCTCCAGCCAGCACGACGGCGTCGAGGCCGACCATGTGAGCTGGGACAGCGGGACCACCTACTACCGGGTCCTCCAGGTCGAGCCCCACGGGCTCTACGACCACAACCGCGTCACCGTGTCGCGGGTGCGGGAGGCGGGATGAGCATCCACGAGGACATCCTCCAGGCCGTCCGCTCCTGGCTCAAGACCGCGCTCACCCTGACCGACGCCAAGGTCATCGTCGCCGAGGACGACGGCCCCCGGCCGGCCATGCCGTACCTCACCGTCAAGGTGCTGGCCCACGACACCCCGGAAGGCTGGGACGAGGTCATCCGCACCATCAGCAGCAGCAACCCCGTCAACGCCGTCCGCGGCCAGCGGTCGTTCACGGTGTCGGTCCAGGGCTTCGGCGCCGGCGCCGAGGAGTACCTCCAGGACGCCGTCCTGTCGCTCCAGCTCGACTCCACGCAGGACAGCCTGACCGACGCCAAGATCAGCCTGTTCCCGCTCGGCGGCGCGACCCCCGACGCAGCCGTCCGCGACACCTCGTTCGAGCCGCGCTTCATCCGCGAGTTCGAGGGGCACTACCAGATCACCAGCGGCACCGCGACCGGCGTACCTCTCGAGGACGTGGTCACGACCGTGACGCTCAACGAGGACGAGGCCGACGAGATGGACGCGTCCCGCACCTACGACCTCTCCGCTTTGTAGGAGCCTCCCATGGCTTACGTCGACCCGAACACTCACAACGACCGCATCGACATCACGGTCAACCTCGCCGCGCTCTACACGAGCGGGGCCAGCTTCGACGTGCTTTACATCGCGACGGACGCGACGCTCGACGGAACCAACGTGGTCACATACTCGTCGGTGGCCGAGGTGGCGGCGGCGCTGGCGGCGACGCAGATCAGCGCCCAGGCCGCGGCCGACCTCACCGACATGATGTCGCAGACCCGGAACCGGATCTCCCGGGTGAAGGTGGCAACGTGGGACCTGGCTGGCGGCATCGACACCCTCGCTGACGCACTCGACGACGCAATCGCCGAGGACAGTGACTTCTTCTACATCACCTGCGAGGTCCGCGCCCCGGCCAACCTCATCGTGCTGATGGCTGACGTCGAAACGAAGGCGGCAAGCGGCAACAAGTTCCTCCTGGTCATGCAGGACAACGACGCCGACTGGCTCACCGCCGGCCTTCCCGCCGCGTGGGCGACTGCGGCCGGCAAGGAGTGGAGCGCCCACATCTACCACGACATCGACACGGAACCGGCCGCGGCCTGCTGGCTTGCCAACCGGGCCAGTTTCGACCCCGACGAGGAGTCGCCGCCCTGGAACGCCCCGGTCTACAACGTCGCGGCGCTCACCACCGGCGTGACGCAGACCCAGAAGGCGTTCATCCGCTCCAACGAATCCAACGTGGGCCTGCCGTTCGGCACGGCGTTCGACTTCTACGTCGACCCAGGACAGAACTGCAACGGGCGCTCCTGCTCGCAGCTCGTCACGAACGCCTGGTACGAGGTCCGCATCCGCGAGGCCCTCGCCGACCTCATCGCCAGCCTGTCCGACGAGGGCCAGAAGCTCGAGGTGAGCATCACGGGTCAGCAGCAGGTCCTCGCGGCGCTCAACGCCGTCTTCGGTCGCGGCGTCAAGGCTGGGCACTTCGTGACGCTCAGCGGCGACACGACGGCCTGGGACGCGCTGGCGATCACCTCCGCCGACCTCACGGCCCGCCGCCTGCGCTTCGAGGGCCGCGCACAGACTGCCGAGGGCGCCATCACGGTGACGCTTGAGGCCAACCTCTCCACCGACGCGATCTGAGGTAGACCATGGCCACCACCCGCACCCGCGGCTACAACCCGCAGAAGGTCCGCCTCACCGTCGGAGGCTTCGTCGTTGAGGGCTTCTCCAACGGCTCCAGCATCATGGCCGAGCCCGTCCAGGAGAACGCCGCCGAGTACGAGTACAGCCTCGACGGGCGCACCGTCATGGTGTCGCAGAACGTCGAGGCCGGCTACATCATCACCTTCTCGGTCCAGCCGTCGTCGCGCTCCTACAAGCGCCTCACGACGCAGCAGAAGACCCAGCAGGACAGCGAGGCCGGCGTCATCGACGACCTGGCCGTGCGTCTCTACGACCCCATGAACGGAGACTCGCTGTCGGACTCGCAGGGCTACTTCCTGACCCGGCCGAAGCTCGGCCGCGGGACGAAGCCCGACGGCGTCGAGTTCAAGATCCTGCTCCCGTCGCCCTCCTCGACCTTCGGAGCTGAGCTGTGAGCACCCACGAATCCGAGCGCACCATCAAGGTCGGCGGGCACAGCTACACCGTCGTCCAGCACCCGCCGACCGAGGGCTACGGCATCGTGCTGCAACTCCTGGCCGCGGTGTCCGACCCGCTCGCCGCCACGCTCGGCCCCGCGGTCCAGGGCGTGCTCGACGCGCTCGGCAAGACGGAGAGCCTGCTCGACGTCGACACGGGCGCCATCGGGGCCGCCCTCGATTCCATCGACTGGTCGGTGGCGGGCCCTGCGCTCCAGCGCGCCATCCCGCACCTGAGCCTTCCCCTCGTCCGCCAGGTCCTCCGCTACGCCTGGCGCGACGGCAAGCCGCTGTCGGAGGACGGTGAGTTCGATCTCGCCTATGCCCGCAACTACACCGAGCTGTTCCAGGCGGTCTTCGAGGTGGTGCGCTTCAACGGTTTTTTTCCGCTGCTCGATACCTTCGCGACCGCCGCCGGGAAAGCGAAGGCAGCGATATCGACGAAGAAGCGCGACGAATCAAGGAGCACGCCGCCCGACGCGGCGTGAACTGGTGGGTCATGCGGCTGGCCTGCAACAGCAGCGGCTCGGCCGACCCGTCGAGGCTCCTGGCGCTCAAGGCGCTGGGCTTCCGCGACACCCTGGAGCTACACCTCGCGCAGGACGCGCTCGACGCGCTGAGCGCGCACTACCGGCGGCAGCGCGAGGAGGACCGTAGCTGATGGCGACGACAATCCGCGAGCTGCTGGTGGCCATCGGTGTAGACGCCGACTCCGAAGCCGTCGCCACGTTCGACAAGGCGCTCGACGACGTCAAGAGCACCATGGCCGCGGTCGCCACCGTCGCCGTCGTCGTGGTGGGCGCCATCGCCGGTGTCGCCGCGAGCACCGCCGTAGCCGGCGACCAGATCGCCAAGGGCGCCCAGCGCACCGCCCTGTCCGTCGAGGAATACCAGGCCCTGGCCTTCGCCGCCGAGAAGGCGGGCATGGGCATCGAGCAGTTCGAGGCGAGCATGAAGCTCGCCAACACAAAGGTTCAGCAGGCCATCAAGGACGGAAAGGACTACATCGAGACGACCAACGGCGTGCGCATCGCGATCACGAACGCCGACGGGTCGCTCAAGACGCAGCAGCAGCTTCTCGAGGAGACGGCCGAGGCCGTGCAGAACGCCGCGACCGCCCAGGACGCACTCGCCATCGCGACCAGCGTGTACGGCGACGAGGCCGGCGCCCGCATGGTGCCGATGCTCAGCCAGGGCGCCGAGGGCGTCAAGGCGATGGCGGCCGAGTTGGAGGCGCTCGGCGGCGTCATGAGCGAGGAGCTGACGAAGGACTCGGAAGCCTTCCTCGACCTCACGACCGACATGAAGACGATCCTGCTCGGCATCCGCAACACCATCGGCGAGGCCCTGCTCCCGGCCATCAACGACATGATGACCAGCCTCAAGGAGTGGTACATCGCGAACAAGGACCTGATCGAGCAGCGCATCGAAGTGTGGGCCGAGGCTGTGGCGACCGCGATCCGCGCACTCGCCGCGACCGTCGAGGCGGTCGATGCCGTCGTGCGGCGGCTTGGCGGCTGGACGCCCATCCTGGCGGGCATCACCCTGGGCGTCACCGCCCTGGTCGCAGCCTTCACTGGGCTCAAGGTGCTCGGCGTCATCAACAGCCTGCTCGCCGCCTTCAACGCGCTGATGGCGATGCTCGGGATCGGGGTGAGCGTGACGCTCGGCCCCTTCGTGCTCATCCTCGCTGCCATCGCCGCCCAGGTCGTGATCCTCGTCGCGCAGTTCGCCGTGTTCGCCTTGATGATCGATGACTTCCTCACCTACATGCGCGGCGGGGAGTCTGTCATCGGCAAGTGGATCGAGCAGAACCGCGAGGCCGAGGGCATCATGGGCTCCATCGCCCGGCTGCTCGAAGCGTGGCTCGGCCTGCTCGCCCAGGTCGGGGCAGTCCTCGGCGCGCTGTGGACCGAGTACGGCGCCCCGTTCGTGGACGGCTTCCTCAACGGCCTGGCGTCCGTGGTGGGCTACGTCAGCGAGTTCCTGCTCCCGATCTTCGACGTCGTCGCCGGGGTGCTGGACAAGATCACCGCGGGCATCGGCGTGGTGATTCAGGACGAAAATGGAGAAACGCTGAAAGAAGTTTCCGGATATATCGGTGAGACTACTAATAATCAGGCCGAGTACGAGGCGCTTGTACACGCCCTGGGGGAAGCAAAAAAAATTTTTGGCGCAAAGCTGCGCGAGATGCAAATAGAAGTGCGCATGGACAGCGAACTTGTGGTGCGCCAGCTCTCCGGGCTTTACAAGGTCAAGGAGCCCGGGCTCAAAGAGCAGTTCGCGCGCGTCGCGAGGATACGGCTTGAGGACGCCCCTAATATCATTTTTACCCACGTGCGCAGGGAAAAAAATAAGCAGGCTGACAAGCTGGTGAACAAAGCGATTGATGCGGCGCAATAA